GAGATCCTGCGGCTTCTCGCCGACGGCGGATCTGCGGGAGAAACTGGCGGAGGCAGCGAGGGAGAAACTAAACGAGCGGCAGGAGGAGGCGGCCCGCGACGGGCTGATTGACTTTACGTGCTACACCTTCGGCCTATACCGGCCCGACCCTGCCCACCACCTCCTGGCCCGCGCCCTGGAGCGGGTCGTCGAGGGCGATTGCAGGCGCCTGATGGTATTTGCTCCGCCTCAACATGGCAAGAGCGAGCTCGTCTCTGTCCGCCTGCCGGCCTTCTGGATGGCCCACCGGCCCGACGATCCGATCATCCTGACCAGCTACGCCGCCAGCCTGGCCTACTCGAAAAGCAGGCAGGCCCGCAACCTGGTGGAATCGGACGAATGCCGGGAGTTGTTCCCGGGCGTCAAGACAAACCCGGGCAGCCGGGCGGTCGACCATTGGGAGTTGGCCCCGCCTCACCGCGGCGGGATGCTGGCCGCGGGCGTGGGCGGCCCCATCACCGGGCACGGGGCGGCCCTGGGGATCATCGACGATCCCTTCGAGAACTGGGCACAAGCCTACTCGGAGACCGTCCGGGCCCACGTCTGGGATTGGTACAGAACGACCTTTCGGACGCGCATCTGGGAGGGCGGGGCCATTGTCATTATCATGACTCGCTGGCACGAGGACGATCTCTGCGGCCGGCTGCTCCTCGACCAGGGCGAGAGTTGGGAGGTCCTGCGCCTGCCGGCCCTGGGGGAGACCCAGGAGGACCGCGACCGGCGAAACCGGCGCCTGGGCATCAAGCCCGGGCAGCCCGACCCCCTGGGCCGCAAGCCCGGCGAGCCGCTTTGCCCGTCCCGCTACAGCGCGGAGGCCCTGGGGGAGTTGCGGCGGGACGTGGGCTCCCTGGCCTGGGAGGGGCAATACATGGGCAGCCCGACCCTGCCCGAGGGCAACCGCATCAAGCTGGCCTGGCTGCCCATCGTGGACGCCGCCCCGGCCAAGGCGGCCCGGGTGCGCTACTGGGACCTGGCGGGCAGCGAGTCGGACGCCGCCAAACGCACCGCCGGGATCCGCATGGCCGGCCCGGTGGATGGGGTCTATTACGTGGAGCACGCCATCACCGGCAAGTGGACCACGGGCGCCAGGAACAAGGTGATCCGCCAGGTGGCCGAGACCGACGGCAAGGCGGTCAAGATCCGCATCGAGCAGGAGCCGGGCAGCTCGGGGCTGGACACCGCCCGCGACCTGGTCAAGCTCCTGGCGGGCTTTGCCATCCGGCCCGACCGGGTGACGGGCGACAAGGACGTGCGGCTGGAGCCCTTCGCCGCTCAGGCCGAGGGCGGCAACGTCAAACTCGTCCGGGGCGACTGGAACGGGGATTACATCGAGGAGTTGTGCGCCGTGCCCACCGGCCGCTACCGCGACCAGGCCGACGCCACGGCGGGCGCGTTCAACGAGTTGAGCCGCACCGGCTGGGTGCGGGGCGCGTCGGGATAGGAGGAGACTGATGGACCAGGAAACCAGGCAGGCCCTGGAGGCGGCCGAGGGGGCCGTCGAGCGGGCCCAGGAGAAACTATACTCGAAACAACCCCGCTTCGCCGGGGATCCCGGGCGGTTCTTCGGCGCCGTCTATCGCTGGGTCAAAGCGGCCGAGATCGAGGCCCCGCCCTACAAGGCCGACTCCCGCACCCGGGACGCCTGGCTCCGCCGTTTCTGGCACCAGGAGCCCCACCTGGCCGGCGTGCTGAATTCGGTTGTCGGCCTGGACAAAAACCGGGGGTGGGCCCTGACGGGCGGCCGGAACCAGGTGTACCGCTACACCAAAATCCTGCACGCCTACGAACGGGGCAAGGGCTGGCGGTACGGCCTGGGGCAGACGGCCCTGTCGTTCTACGCCGCCGACGCCGGCGGCATCGTCGAGTTGGGCCGCGAGGGGCGGGGCGGCCCGCTCCGGGCCCTGTACCACGTCGACCCCGCCCGCTGCCGGCTGACGGCCGACGGCCTGGAGTTTCGCCCGCCCACGGGCAAAACCCAGGAGTGGGCCGACGGCGAGGACTTTTTCCGGTGCGCCCCCCTGCCGTCCACTGACGAGACCATGAACGGCCTGGGCTTCTGCGCCGTGTCCCGGTGCCTGGAGATCGCCAAGCTCCTCCTGGCCATGATGTGGCACGACCAGGAGCAGATGGGCGCCCGGGCGCCGCGGGGGCTGCTGCTCCTCAAGGGCATCTCGGAAAAGCAGTGGGACGACGCCATGGCCGCCCGCGACGAGGCTCTGACGAGCATGGAGCGGGTCTACTATGGCGGCGTAGCCGTGCTGGCCAGTGAGGGCCTGGACCAGATCGAGGCCCAACTCGTGGCCCTGTCGCAGCTGCCGGCCAACTTTGACCAGAAGACCTTTACCGACCTGATGATGTTCGCCTATGCCCTGTGCTTCGGCTACGACCCCTCCGAGTTCTGGCCCGTCCAGTTCGGGGCCCTGGGGCGGGGCAACGAGGCCGAGACCCAGAGCCGCAAGGCGTCCTCAAAGGGCGGGTTGGACTTTACCCTGTCCTTCCAGGAGCAACTGCAATCCGACGCCGTGCTGCCCGAGACCCTGCAATTTGAGTTTGACTCCCGGGACCTGGCCGGCGACCTCCAGGAGGCCGAGGTGGCGGCCGCCTGGGCCGGGGTGGCGGCGGCGCTGCCCCTGCCCGACGAGCTCCGCCTGCAGTTCCTGGTGGACCATGGCGTCATCCCGCCGGAGTGGACCGAGGCGATCGAGGACATCCAGGCCGAGGACACCGAATCCCCCGACGAGGCCCAGGAGTCGCAGGAGGCTGCCCAGCAGGCCAAGCAGGCGGGCAAGGCCCAGCAGGAGGACGAGGAGGCCCTGGAGAGCGAGCGGGTGCGCCGGGCCATGGCCGAGTTTCCCGGGGAGGACATCGTCCGGCACCACTGGACGCCGGCCCGCCCCCAGGGCGTGACGCGCTGCCTGTGGCGGCCGGGGACCCGGCGGCGGTGGCAGGTAGCCCGGGCCGTGGCCCGCCAGGAGGAGCCGGGGGCGGTGCTGTACGCCGACCCCGACGGGGACTTTACCATCACCGAGGCCGACGTCGACCGGGCCATCGCCGAGGGCCGCAGGCGGCTGGGGGCGGAGTATGGCGAGCTCCTCGAGGGGGAGCCGCTGACGGCCGGGGAACCGGCCGAGACAGAAGGGGAGGCAACGACCGAATGAGCGAGCAGACAGAACGCGAGCAGCCGGCCCAGGAGCCGGGCGGGGATGGAGTCCAGGGGCAGCCCGGCCCCACCCGCGAGCAGATCTTTGCCGTGATCGCCGGGGTGCCCCTGCCCGACGGGAGCGGGATGCAATTCCAGCTTCGCCTGGGCCCCGGGGTGGCCGGCCCGCTGGACTTTTGCCTCATGGTCGCCCAGATGGCCCTGGGGAACGCGGCCAAGATGCGCCAACAGGAGCAGGCGGCCGAGAGCCCGATCCAGGTGCCCCGCATCGCCCTGCCGCCCTCGTTCGATCCGCGGGGCGGGGCGCCGGGCCCCACCCGCCCCGGCGCTGTCCCTCGTTCCCGGGGCAAGGGGCGGGGCCGATGAGCGAGCAGGAGACCCAGGCCGGCGCGTGGGCCCTGGACCCACGCGTGGGTCCAGGGTGGGCAGAGGCGGAGCGGCAACGCATCCTGCGGACCGGGGCCGCCATCCGGGCCGAGATCGGGGCCGCCCACGGGGAGGCCATCGACGCCATCGGCGCCCGGCACAGGGCCGCCATAGAGGATGCCCTGGCGGCATTGCGGGCACAGCTCGACAGGCTGCGCGTCGAGCACCACAAGGACCTGGAGCGGCAAGGCGCGGTCCTGACGCAGGCCCTGGCCGGGGCCCAGCAGGACCTGGCCCGTATCTTCTTTGTAGAGGCCGGGGAGGAGCCGCCGGACCTGGACGGGTTGCTGGCCGGCCTGGCGCGGGGCCGGGCTGCCTACGAACGGGCAGAGGAGGGGGTCTAGGATGACCGGGGCACGCGCTCCTGAGACCGGCCGCCGGGTGCTCGTCCTGGCGCCGCACACAGACGACGGGGAGTTGGGGGCCGGGGCGACGGTCGCCCGCCTCGTTGAGGAGGGGGGCCGCGTCTGTATCCTGGCCTTCTCGACGGGCCACCCCAGCCGGGGGTCGACGCACGAGGAGGCCCTGGCGGCGGCGGCGGCGCTGGGCGTCGCCG